GGGGCTACCCCGTAGGGCAGGATCTGACCCGGCTGGAACCGCAGATTGATGCTGTTCGGCAGCTCGCGCTCCGCCCGAAAGAGCGGGCGGTTGTACAGCGTCATCGCATCATGCTTGTGGTTCCACATCGAGGTCATCGACAGCTCGAACGGAGCCAGGATCTCGCACACGCCCCGCGGACTGAACCAGCCCTTGTCCTTGATCTCGTACGGGAAATCCACGAACGGAAGTTGGCCATGGTCGTAGGGGAGTTCCATGGGGTCGCGCAGATCCAGATCCACCGCCGCGGGGCTGTACAGATACACCTCCCACACGCCGTCATCCCGCTTCCGGTACACCTCCCAGACAATCACTCCATCCGTGTTATTTGTGTACGTGATGCCCTCGCGCAACTGCTTCGCATCGTCCTCGGTCGCAGCGCCCGGGATATTGTCGTCCTCCTGCGGGTTACCCCGGATCTTCTCGATCGTTTTCGAGTCTGCCTTCCAACCGAACTGGCCAGCCATCCGCTTGTACGCCGGGACACTCATCGGCATCACATGCACCGCCCAGTCCGCATCCTGCAGATCCACGGTATAGGCCGGCACCACGAAATACATCGGGTCCACAGCCTCGAATCCCACCCGCTTATCGCCCGGGTTCCAGAAGCACTTCATCACCCCGCGCCCGCTCATCAGCGTGTAGTCCACCCAGCTCAGGACCTCATCCACAAAATTGGTCTTCTCCCGGATCTTATAGTTGAACCAGTCCTCAGCGACCTTCGTATACGCGTTCAACTGCTGGCGCATCGGCACAAAGCTGGCCACCACATCCATGCCCAGCGCCTGCTGGAGGAAGAGCGGCTTCAGCTTCTCGATCGCCGTATCGATCAGCGGCCAGTGCAGGTCCGCGGCCTTCGGCCAGGGCTTGTTCGTACGGCGCAATCCATGGTGCCGCAGCTCGTACCACCTCGTCTGCCTCAGCTCCCACGGGCTGCGCTGGCCCACAGCCTCGACAATCTGCCCCTGCAACGCACTCCGCTGTTTATCGGTCATCATAAATGTCCTCCCCTCCTCTTATCCCCCCACCTCGCAACCAGCAAGCGCAACCCCCTCGGGCTCAAGCGGGCCAAGCTCATCCTCCATCCGTTCGAGCAGGCTCCGCCCGTCATCCCCGAGGGCCTTGAGATACTCGTCCATCCGCTTCCCGCCACCACCACAGAAGGCCAGAACCATCGCATCCGCCCGGTCCGGGCTGTTCACCCCGCGGGCGCGCAGCTCGTCCTTCCCCTCCAGCGTGAGCTTGCCCTTCCCGTTCGTCCGCACCTTGCGGCTCACGAACTGTTGGAGCAGTACCTCGTCCGTTCCGACCGGTCCAAGGTTCACCTTCCCCTCCTCCACCATTCTCCCGAACTCGATCCACATCTCAGCCGCTCGGTTCACGAACTGATCATCCCGAATGGCCCGCTCACCGAAGTTCACCCGGCGCACATCCCACCCCTCCGCACGTAGTGCGTCGCACATGACAACGCCCATGCCGCCTACATCCGCGTAAATATCCTCCGCCTTCAGCTTCCACTTCCGGAACTCACTGATGAAACGGCCCACGCTGGCCATCGTGTCCTTGTCCCGCCAGCGGATGAGGGATTTGACCGTGTTCCCCTGGCGGATGACCATCACGCTCTCGTCTCCGCCGGCCGAGAAGTCGCAGCCAGCGGTCAGTCGGTGGCCGTCGGTGTCCTCCTTGGGTGGGCCAGATACCACCTTCTGCCAGTCGGCGGTCTTCACCGCCGTGAGACTCCCGTCATCCTCCATGAACTCCGCGTAGATCATCGAGCGCACCAGCGGGTGACCCTCGCCCCAGCGGGCCATCTGCTCATCAATCCACTCCTTCCGGATATGCGGACAGTCGTAAGCGGTCACCGTGAAGGTCTGCCACTTGCCATCATTCCGACGGAAGACTTCGTAGAAGTACCCGGAGGATCCGCCGGGGCTGCTCATCAGCAGGGTCCGCGTCGGCTGGCACCGCTCCATCGACTGGAAAATCCCGTCCGGTACCGCCTTCGCCTCGTCAACAATGTACATCAGGTCGTTGCTCGGACCCTGCACGTGCCAGCCCTCAGCCTTCTCCGGATTGCTGGCTGAGAACCCGATGCACCGGCTGATCAGCTCCTGGCCGTCCACTTTCTTCGGGTACACGTAGCGGATCTCGCCGTCCTTGATCGAGAACCCATTCTCCTCGCCTCCCAAGCCATTGATCATCTTCCTCAGATGAGGCCACAGCGCGTCGGCCACCTGTCGGTACACGCCAGCGGTGCAGACCACCAGACTCCCCGGCCAGCGGAGCATGTGCCAGATCACCGCGCTCGCGGCGACCATGCTCGTCTTGCCAGAGCCGTTAGCCGCTTTGAGCGCCACCTTCGAGTGCTTCTCGTTCAACGCCCCCAGCACCGCCTCCTGCCAGGGATAGGTATCACGTAGGCCAAGCATCATCTTCGGGAAGTTCTTCAGCTGCTGAGCTTCCTCCAGGAGCTTTCGCTGCTTCCACGCAGGGATGTGAGAACCCATTCCGAGTGAAGGGGATTTCTTACGCTTAATTTGCTTGACTGGCATAAAATTGGGTGCGGGGCGGGGAGGGGGTATACAGGTAACACCCACCCCCCTCTTGGGGGTGGTCCTCCCCCCGTGGTGTTATTTCCCTCCTCCGAAGGCTCCTAGTAGGGCACCGGATACTGAGAGTTCCTTCCCACCCTTTCCAGTGTGTTCGAGTTGAGCTCTTGCTACGTAACCGCGGGTACGCTCGAGTAACCAAGCGGAGCCCTGCCATCCGGGACCGCAGGAACGCACGACGGAAGTGAGGTCATACTCGCCGCGGGTACGGGCACCTTCGATCTCCACTCGCTTCTCAGGGTATCGTGTGAGGTACTTCGTGAACGTCTTATCGCTCATCCCGGAGAGGGCCCACAGGCGCTCCATCGGAAGCCCAAGCGAGGCGGCGTCCAGCACACGGGACCAGTCGGAAGCAGATACCGTCTTGGGATCGGGACCATTTTTTTTGACGTAATCGGAGGGACGGATAATGGCTTCCTTCCCCTTCCCGCTCTTTCCCGCTTTCCGTTCCTTCACCTGGTCGCTTTCCATCCCGCTTACTTTGCGCCACAAAGTTTACCCGTGAATCCCCCTAAATCTTTTTTTTGATTTATCGGGTTGACTCCTGTCGCAAACTGTACGATCCTGCGCATGCGTTCCGACAACCGGAACATTTCAAATCATGCAAAACACCGCATCTACCGCAGCTATCACCGCAACCGAGTTTTACGCTCGCAACTCGGTCACCGGTAAGTTCTTCAACGGATCGGCTTGGTCCGATGAGTCTCCGTCTAAGTCATTCGATGCCGTTGAGATCGCTTTCATCAGAACGGTATGGCTCAACGTTGAAGCAATCGAGGTTGAGACTTGGGAGTCATCATGCGCTGAGGGTTGGTCCATCGAGTGGTTCCGCTGATCAGTGACCGGATCCGGTGGCATCGGCAACGGTGTCATCTGGTCCGGCCATAGTGGCCGGTTATCAAACATCATGAAATCCCTCAAAAACCTATTGTCCGCGCTGGCCCTCCTCATCGCCAGTGCCCTCGTCATCGGCGCTCTGGCCTACTGCTTCGCGCAGTTCTTCATTGGAGGTGCCCTTTGAACCCTCCGGAGCACTACCTTCCTAACCTCATTGCGTACGTGCAGTGCACGCGCCGATATGGGCACTGCTACGTTCACGCTTGCGTGCGCCAATCCATGTTCTCCTTTGAGGGTGTCATTGCAGAGGTCAACGGGCGACGGGTCCGCCTGACTTGGACGGGGTACGGGCGCTCATTGCAGTCCGGAGGTCACAAGTACAAAGCCCACGCCCGCTTTCAAGACACCGATCGGCCCGTCCCTAGCGCCTTGCTTCGATCGATCGCCCCCATTGCCGAAGGAGGTGCCCAGTGAACGGCTTCATTCTCCACGAGGATGCCTTGCGCGTGATCATCGCGACCGGCTTCGAGACCTCCAGTGACAACCGGAAGACTGGCGACATGATCCAAGTATGGATCCTTGTCCGTTCCATGGACCCCGTCCGCGCAATCAAGGAAGGGTTGGACCGTTTGATTTGCGGATCATGCATGCATCGTGGCGACGGGACCGGTTCCGGTCGCAGTTGCTACGTCAACGTTGGCCAAGCTCCCCTCGGTATCTGGCGGGCATGGAAAGCGGGCGCGTACCTTCCCTTGCCTTCGGTGTCCGTTTTCGCGGGCCGACGGGTCCGCTTCGGAGCCTACGGCGACCCTACGCATTTGCCCTTGTCCCTCGCCCTTGCGATCGCGGGCGCTTCCTCCGGATGGACCGGATACACCCACCAATGGCGCAAACCCTCGTTGCAGGGTTGGAAGCAACTATTGATGGCCAGTGTAGACACCGCGGCTGAACTTGTGATCGCCCGGTCCATGGGTTGGTCAACCTTCCGTGTGACTCCTGACTTCGATCACCATTCGATCGAGACTTTATGCGCCAGTGATCGAGTCGGAACACCCTGCGCCGATTGTCTGGCCTGCGCGGGCGCTAGGACTGGCCAGCGCTCAATCCATATTCCCGTGCACGGGACCGGAGCCCGTCATTTCAAGGAAGGGGTGGCCAAATGAAGTTCCTTTCCCCCCCTATCAATTCGCTCGAAGCGGTTTTTCCCGGAAAGGGGAAGCGTGCGAAAGAGATTCTCCGGATGAGCCGTCGTGAGCTCGAGGAATTGCCTGCGGGCGCTGCGCTGATCCGGGAGTGCTACAACCCGCCCTCAACCCGTGACCTCCGGATGG